GCTGTCTTCCAGTCACCTTCTATCAATGCACTGTTCATCTTACGGAACTTACTTAAACGTGTACGTCCCATGTTGAACATCATATTAACCAAGATCTCTTGGACTTCGCCTGGAAATGCTTCAAATGTCCCTGTCTCGTATAGAGCACAACACTCCAAGATTGCGACTTGCAGGTCTTGTTGGAAGACTTCCCACACTCGTTCTTCCGAAACTTCGAATCCAACGTCTTTACCAAACTCTGGATCTGATTCGGTGACCAAGTGCCCAACCCCAAAGGTCGGGTAACCGAGGTGATCTTTGTAGACTTCATATTTGATCCCTTCATCAATTTTCAGTTGCTCAAATACATTTAATTTGTTTTCTTCGTTCATCAAATTCTCCTATTGATACTTTATTTAGGGAACTATCTACCTTGACCACGATACTTCTTGAAAGATCGTTTCTTGTGCTTGTTCATCGTTGCCATAGATTTAGGTCTATTACCTATAGATGTTCCTTTTAACGTTGGTGTTATACCTTTACTCCCGAAGGAATTGGACTTTTTTGCCATATGTTTTATCTCCAATCATGTCCTTGGTCATCAAGTAATCACGAACAAAGTCGGATCTAACTATATCTGCCCAAGTAAATTCTACGACTGTGAAGTCTTTCATCAACTCAAGGATCTCAGTAAACCGCATGATTCCCTTCTTGTCACCATCCTTCACAAAATCCGATTGGAAATAATCTCCACAGAATATTATTTTACAGTTATAACCTACACGAGTAATAATAGAATCTAACTCGTGAAATGTTAAGTTCTGCATTTCATCTACAATGATCACAGCATCGTTGATAGTAGTACCACGAATGTGACTTGTAGATATAAATTGTACTTGCCCCTGCTCGTTGAGTTTCTCGTATGCTTCCTTGTCTTCAAATAGTTCAGTGCATATNNGTATGGTGCATTATATGCATCCATTTTCTCTTCCAGTGAGCCTGGCAAGAATCCTATCTCCCTTGTAGGTACTATTGACCTACAGATAACAACCGATTCCATTTGGTTGCCTTTGTCAAGTACTTCTTCAAGTGCAAGATAGAGTGCACAAAAAGTTTTACCTGTACCTGCCGATCCCGATAACACTAAATGGTTACCAGATTTGTATGCTTCGAATACTTGCTCTTGTCCTTGTGTCATAGGATCAAAAGTAAGTAGGTGCCCTAAGTCCAACTTACGTGGTTTCACGGGATTTGCTTTCCTCATGTTTTGATTGTATTACCTTTCCCTGCGTTCTTTGCAATTCGTTTCAGATGGTCATTCCATTCTGAACCTGCAAGTTGACGTGCAGATTTGTGTCCAGATGTTACAGCAGGTACACTCGTATATACACGTTGCATATTAGGGTTGTCTTTTAAGTACTGATCGTACTCTGAGATTTTTAAAGTCACTTCGGTCACTTCATCGGTCTCATTATTTTTAAATTCATATATAGGCATAATTTAACTTTCCAGTGTGTCCATACAACTGCCCAGATTAACTGGGCAGAGGAGATATGGTCACCTTCCTTATTGTGTCATTTGTTGTTGGTCAACAATGGTTTGATTAAGGAATGCTTGCTTCTTTTTTAATTTGTAGGCAAGATCATTCCGTCCTTTTTTTGTTACTCTGCGGATATAGAACTCAAGTTCTCTGCTATCCTGCTTCAATCGTTCCAGTTGTTTTTCTGACATCAACACCTCTCTTAGTTATGGGTTTATATTAGGGGTTAAATGACAAAGTTTTATTTCACTATTAGGTTTGGAAAGGTCTCCTCTATTAAGTTTTTAGTTAAATATTTCACTGGTGACTTCTTTGCCACCATAGACAAAACTACTTCAGCATCTTGGGGATGAATACTCTCCAACATGCGAATAAAAATATTTTCTCTTTTGTACTGCGGTTGATCTACGCCACCCTTCACAAAGTACCCGAACTCCTTGTGCTTTTTCAGCAAGGTAGACGGTACCGATTCTGGAATATTTGGGGTGTAGGGAGGTTTTCCTTCTGGTAAAAGGAATTCAAGAGAGTCATCGAATGTTCCTCTCAGTACATCTTTAAAGGCAGGTACGTTTCCATGTTTCTTTAAGACTTCGATGCGTTTTGCCTTCGTAGTTTGTTTGCCGAACTCTTCAAGGATCTCAAAGACTTCGAGCGGTTGCGGTTCATAATTCATAATTTATCCTTTACTTCTATTATATAGGGTTTTTACGTTCTTGATATACTACTTATATCAAAAATAATTTAAAAAAATCCCCACCGCATCCTCAACGACTTGGCAACCTCTGGAAAAAAGAGCGAACTTGTCAAGCGATTGCTCGAATCTGGACTCTCGAATGAAGAAGTTGGGCTCCCTCCTGCGAAGGAGACCACAGAACCTGTTGAGGCCAAAGCAACACCAGCAGAAGACGAGGAAGTTGTGCTTTCTTTGGAGGATGAGGATACCCTCACGCCAGAAGTGGAACCTGTCAAAAAGGCCGTAGAAGCACTCCCTGAAGAGGACGAGGTGCTTGAAGCAGAAATCCTCGACGCCGAGATCATGTTGGAGGAAACTCCAGCAAAACAAGTCACAAAAAAAGTGGTAAAATCACTGGATTCGGACACAAAACCGGCCACCTTGCTTGACATAGTCAAGCGCCCGCAAGTCGCTGCTGCTTTGATGACCTTGATTCTTGTTGGAGCGGGTGGATATTACTGGGTGAATAATCAACTCGACCCCTTTACTGCTGACCAATTGAGGTACGGTGATGAAATGCGTTACACCGTCAAAGACGGGACCTTCCTTGCAACGGATGGATTCATTGAGTTAGCGCTTGAACAATTGGAAACCGATGATGAAATCTGCAAATTATCACTTCTGTTTGAAGGCGATGGTCGACTTGCAATAACTGAAGGTGGCACGGATCAGCTCTATGCAGAAGGGTCCACCGATCGGCTTGGTGCAGTTCTCGCAAAAGGTGGCATGGGTGGACAATGGCTGGCTGTTGAAAGTACAAACAGTAACGATTTGGATTCCTTCACCGTTCAACGCCACCTTACCAATGCGTTCAACGGTTGCTCTTCGACATTTATCCGAGCCGACGGAACGGCTCAGATTGAAACAAAGCAGTACACGGAACTGCGCGAGCAAGCAACCCTTTCGACCCACGCAGATTGGGAAATCGACTTACCAGACCCGATAGGCCAGTATCGTGGCACGACCGTAAGTTATGGCGTTGGAGGCCTGTTAGGCGGCTTAGAATCCTTAGCTCCAGGGTTTGCCATGATGCTACAACCCATCGAAATAGAGGATTTACTCGGAAATAATTTGATTGATTCAGGGGTAACTGGAAGCAACAATGGTTGGGAGTGGCGGGTCATCGGCATCGACGAGTTCTCCGGCACTGCTGCATGGAAGGTCATCGCCACGCATCAAGACATTCGAACCTACTGTTTAGGTTCGGCTACGATGGAATTATGGATTGAAGAAGGGAACCCTTGGGCTGCAAAACAAAAGGTGGACGTCGTTATTTCAAGTTCGCAAACCAATCAACAGGAATGTTCTGCAACGACTCAGCTACTCAACGATTTGGTGCTCCCCGAAGGCGATCTTGAATTGCACCATGTCTTTGAACGAACCTCGATTGAACGTGGTCAGAAACAACTCGATTTGGCCCGTTCTTACAGTTCAAGACCGCAGGCTAACCAGTTGCAGGTCGATGATGACGACCTCAAATCTTGGGGCGCTAATGATCTCCACATGCCGGATGACAGTGGTATGCGGACCCATACCTTTGAGCAGGCGATTCAATGCTTCGATTATTTCCAAGGTGCTGCAAGTGGAGCGACCAATGCGCTGGATGATTCCGGCTATATCTGGCGAGCGACAACCATAGGCGCCTCACAAGGAAGCGAGTGGAACATGTCCTGGGTCGCTGCCGATGAAAGCGCTGGATGGGTAAGTTTCAACCTCACCGGTGACCCCAGTGAAAGCACGTGTGAATTCAATCAGAAAGGCGTCTACGATGATAATGTAGCATTCAATCGTGAAGCGATTCCTTCGACCCTCAATCTTTCTCAAATGGAGTTGCGCCTTTCAGACACAATACTGTACGAC